GACCGGCCAGCCGCTGGACATTCAGCCGCTGCGCGAGGCGCGCAATGCCTCGGCCGACGGCGGCGGTCGTCTGGTGGCGTACCGCAAGGATCCGGAAGTGGTTCGCTTCCACCTACCGATGCCGCGTCGCGTGCTGTCCCCGCGCCAGAAGTCGATCATGGGCTTCGAAACTGGGATCATCGCCCGTACCGGCGGTACCGAGATTCGTCTGCCGGGCGCTGTGGCGTACCTCGACGAAATCACCGCACCAGCGGCCTGATAGAGGAGGGCGTCATGAAAGTTACCAATAACTCCAAGGCTCTCCAGGGTGTCCACACCAAGCTGGGCGTTCTGTACATCGCTCCCGGCGAAACGGCTGATGCTGACCTGACCGAGGAAGGCCTGAAAGGCGCAAAGCGTCTGGACTTCCTCAGTGTGACTGAAAGCAAGAAAGCCGACACCGAGAAGAAGTAAAACCCCGGAGCGGTTCGCCGCTCCACCTATTCGAGAACCATGATGGCTGACTACTACGGTACCGTGGCGGGCGCTGACGCCTACCACTTGGCCCGTGGCAATGCCGCTTGGGCGGCTGCCACAGAGCAGGCCAAAGAAGCAGCACTTGCGCGCGCATCAGCCTACATCGACGGCGTTGGCACCCAGCTGCCAACCACCGGCTGTGTTCTGTCATTTCCGGGTCGCAAGGCAGGGGGTAGAGCACAAGGTCTTCAGTGGCCTCGTGTGGACGCCTCTGACCGATCAGGAGAGCCAATACCTGATAGCGAAGTGCCTCGCGAGATTGAGCAGGCCACGTACGAGGCCGCCCTGCGCGAGATCGTCAAGCCTGGCAGCCTGAACCCTGACTACGTCGCATCCAAAGCCATCAAGCGCGCCAAGGTCGGCCCGCTGGAGACCGAGTTCTTTGGTCCGAGTGACGGGGAAAATCAGCCCAATAAGCCGGTCATCGGCATGATCAACGACATCCTGGGGCCGATCATGGTCTTGAGGTGCCCTTTGCCATACGTGGTGACAGTGTGAACCAGGCGGAAATCCTGCGGCAGATTGAAGGCATGGAGCCAAAGCTGCAGCGGGCGTACCTGGATCAGGTGCGGGGCGCTGTCGATGCGGCGGTGATAGCGGAGATCGAGCGATACATAGAGGCTGGGGATCAGCAATCTCTGGATGTTGCTATGGCGCTCGGTGGGTTCGGCATTCTTTTTGAGCTGATCCGATCGGGATACATGGCCGGCGGCGCCTACGAGGCAAAGCAGGTACCCAAGTCGGCCGGCAAGACCGAGTTCGATGTCAGGGCGCCCGCTGCCGACTCTTGGCTGGCAGGTCATATCGAATCACTCAAGGTGCAGATTGATCGCGACCTTATCGACTCTGTGCGTGTGACGGTTGCAGCGGGCCTGCAGGCCGGGCGATCACCAAGGCAAATCGCCTTGGACCTGGCTGGTCGTGTAAGCAAACAGACGGGCAAGCGTACCGGCGGTTCGATAGGCCTGCCTGGAAACTTCGCCCAATACGCCGCTGACGCCAGAACCCAACTCTTGAGCGGTGATCGGGAGCAGCTGAAAAAGTACCTGACACGCACCCGGCGCGACCGGCGCTTCGACTCCATGGTGACGCGGGCGTTAAAGGCCGGCAAGCCGGTGAAGAAGGCCGATGTCGAGCGAATCGTTGGTCGCTATTCCGATCGACTGCTGCAGACCCACGCCGAAATGATCGCCAGAACCGAGGCGCTGGAATCCTTCAGCGCTGGACGCGACCGGGTTTATGAGCAGCTGGTTGAGCGCGGCCTTCCACGTGAAGCGGTCATCAAGGATTGGGATACGCGAGGCGACGAGAAGGTCCGGCATAGCCACTCAGGCATGCAGGGGCAGGAGCGTCCACTTGGCGAGCCCTTCCTCAGCGCGGCGGGCGCCCTATTGCGATACCCGGGCGACCGATCACTGGGTGCCGGTTATGACGAGACAGCCAACTGCCGATGCCAGGCCAGATACTCAATAAGGGCGAACTATGCGCGACGAGATGCAGGAAATCTTCGGCGAGTTATTTGATGACGTCTTCGCTGAGTCGGTAACGGCCTTCACGGGCGAGTATCTGGGGCCGGGTGTTTACGATCCAGTGACCGAGGAAACTACGGCGCAACCCGTAATTTATTCAGGCCGCGGCGTTTTTCACACATACAACGTTGAGCGCATCGACAATCTCAACATCCTGACCGGTGACATTCAGTTGATCGCCCTGGTCAGCGAGATCGCGGAAAAGCCTGCCATCGGCCATCTGGTCGAGACTACCGATCCGGTCGGCATCCTTGGTTCGCCCATGCGGGGTTACCGAATCATTCGCGTTGGCGGCGATCCGGCGGGCGTGCATCACGACCTGCAGCTGAGGAAAGCGTAATGGCCCGGCAGAGCGGCGGCAGATCCTGGTCAGCCCTGCCGTCCGTATTCCTCGGCCTGGTTGAGCAGGCAGTAGTCGAGCGACACAAGGCCATAGTGCTGGCAATGATGGGGGAAATAATCCTGCGCGCTCCGGTCGATACCGGGAGGTTCCTCGCCAACAACATCGTCAGTATCGGTGCCCCGGTGTACTACTCGATCGATGCCATCGACAAGACCGGGCAGGAAACGCGCGCCAAGGCTGAGGCCGAGCTAGCCGCGCTCAAGCCTTACACCGTCACCTATACGCAAAATAACCTGATCTACGCAGGCCCGCTTGAAGACGGTCATTCCCGCCAGGCGCCTGCCGGAATTTACGGCATAGCCTTCTACGGCGTGTCGCAAGGATTCAGCAAATGACCTTCGAGCAGATCCGAAGCATCGTCATCACCCGCATGACGCAGTGGACCGGCATCCCGGCGGCCAGCGTCGATTACCCGAACAACAACGTCCCGTTCGATCCAGCCGGCAAAACCATATGGGCGCGACTGTCGAACATCCACGGCCTATCCAGTACGCCTGAGATCGGCCTGACGCCGCATGTGCGCAAGACCGGGATCATCGTGGTTCAGCTATTCGTTCCGACCTACAAGGGGACGCTGGCGATCACCAAGGCCGCTGACACGCTGGTCGAGCACTTCCAATTCTTCAGCCAGGGCGCGTTTGAGTGCTTCGCTGCCTATTCAGCGCAGGTCGGCGATGACGGCCTCGGCTACTGGCAAGTAAACGTCTCCATCCCATACCGGGCGCACTGAGCCCAGCACCCCATCCTTTCAGGAGAATCACCCAATGAGTTCAGGCGCCAAGAACAGAACGGCCTACGTCGAAGAATCGACGCAGGGCGTGACCCCGGTCACCGGCTGGAAAGAGCTTATCCGCACCTCGTACGGCCTGGGCCCTACCCAGAACACCGCCGAGAACAACGAGATCGCACAGACCCGCATGTCCCAGGGCACCACTGCCACCACCGTGGACGTGGCTGGCGAGATCGGCCAGAAGTGGCGCTACGGCGGCGCGATCGATGATTTCCTCGAGTCGTGCTTCGGCAGCCGCTGGTCCAGCAACACCCTTACCCTGGGTGATGAGCGCATCAGCTACTCCCTGGCCTCGTTCGCCAGTGACGTGCTGGTGTCCTCGATCGCCCGCGGCGCGCAGGTCGCGAGCATGGCTTTCACCTTCGGTACCGATGATGACATCACCATCGCGACCAACTTCACGGCGATCGGCTGGGAGGGCAAGGTCGACGCTACCCCGTACTTCAGTGCAGCAACTCCCGAGCCGAATGCTGACCGGTTCAACTTCAAGCACTTCACCTCGCTGACCTTGGACGGTGTCGAGGCTACGCCGGAAAGCGGTACCTGCATCAGCGCCATGGACCTGACGTTCGACAACAACGTCCAAACCCAGCGCTGCATCAACAACGGTGCGTTCGTGGGCAACGTAATTCCGACGATCTTCGGCGCAAACGGTTCGATCACCATTGCGTGGTCGGCGGCTTCGTACAACCTGTGGATCAAGCAGCAAACGGGCGGCGCGATCGCAGTGAGCTTCACGCTGGAGAACGAGGACGGTCGTTACACCTTCACCCTGCCGGAGATGGAAGTGAACGGCGACTGGCCGGACGGCGGCGCCACTGACGTCATCGAGGTCGAGCTCAACGTCTCGGCCCGCCGCACTGCACCGACCATCACCCGCGCGCCGTACGTGGCACCGACCAGCGTTGCGATTGCGCCGGCGACCGTATCGATTGCCGTAGCCGCTACCCAGCAGCTGACCGCCACCGTCAGCCCGGCCGGTGCAAGTCAAGCCGTCACCTGGTCCATCAGCGATCCGAGCAAGGCAACCATCTCTCTGACAGGTCTCGTCACTGGTGTGGCCGTCGGCTCCGCTGTTGCCACCGCTACCAGTGTGTCGGATCCGACCAAAACGGTTACGCGAACCATCACCGTCACCGCCTAACCACCATGACCGCCGCCCTGTAGCCGGGGCGGCAAACAAGGATTCGTATGACATTCATATTGCAGAAGAAAGAGCCGCTCGACACCATCAGCACCCGCTGGGTTGAGCCGGTCGAGGGCCTGCGCATC